ACAGAATTAAGATAATCTCTTATCTTTTCTAATGTGTATAGTTCGCCTTGCATACTACCACTTGAATAGGTATCTTGGACTGTCTTTGCCATTTCAAGAAAATCTAAACTACTCATTTGCAATTAGCTTTCGTTAAATCACTAGACCAATCGTGGTCTTTATTTACAAACCACACATATGATTTGGTTGTGATTGTTTCGTTACCATCAACTTCTTTTAAACACTTCTTGCCGAGCATAACTTGTTTATTGCTACAAGCTACAAGTGTTAAAAAAGTCAATAAAATCAACGCTTTTTTCATGTTTTGTCCTCTTTGTTTTTTATTATTTTTATGTTAGCACCAACTTTTCTTTTCCATTGTCTAGCCATAATTAGTAGTTCAATGACAAGTGTTTGTTGTTGCTGATTACTCATCTTACTTGATTGTAATGTGATTAATCTTTTAGTCATAGTTATCCTATCTCTCAACAAAAGCGTATGGGCAATAAATTAATATTGCCCATAGTTATATTTTAATTGCCACCAACTACTGGTTGGTCAATGGGAATAACCATATTATGTTTCTCCCACGCAGCAACATCTGTATTCCAATAAGTAAATGCCTCATGCAATTTCCTTATCTCATACCCAAGTTCTTGTGTAGGTTTGCCATCATTTTCTATTCTTGCAAGAATATTAATAGCTTTTCTACGACAAGTTCTTTTCCACTTAAGTTCCCAAGTAGTATCTACTTGTGGTTTTGTTTCTGACATATATATATCTCCTTGTTGAGAAGTACAATATAGCAAATAAAAAAGCCCCTGTCAAATTAATGACAAGGGCTTTTACATTTTCATCACATACATATTTATTATCCAGTAATCATTTTAAGTAAGGGCATAACAACAATTATAAAAAAAGGTATGCCCATAAACAAAGTATAAATTAAATACATAGCTTTCTCCTTTCTGTTATCATACATACACGTTAGCATTACAATATAAGTATGTCAAGTGTATTTGACTTATAAAAATTATTATGTTATATTTAAACATAATCAAAACAAACAAGGAGATGATTATGACAACAAAAAAGAAAGTACCAACCTTTCCGATTGACGCAAGGCAGTTATTTAAAACTGAAAGAGAGTATAATGCTTTCCTATACTTGCTACACTCAAATGGTGCTGATGGTATGATTATCAATGGTAGAGATGAAAAGACATATACCAAAGATAAAAAAGAGTTGATTACCTATGATAAAAATGGTAAGATACTTGATATACATACAACACAAACAAAGGATAATGTATGACAGCAACAACACCATACAGAAAACTTCAAGAACGAAATCAAGAACTTGAAGAAATAAGTAGAGCCCACCAAAAACAAGTGGGTGATTTAATTTCTGATTTAAAGGATAAAGAGCAGATTATTCTTTTACAGAAAGAAAATCATAAGAGGGAGATAGAAAAACAAAATAGCTTAATTACTTATTTGAAGTCTGAAATTGATGACTTAAATAAATTAAGCCAACTACTAAAGCACTCTAACTATTTAGATAATGCTGATGAAAATACTTACGCAGAAGTTAGAGATATAGTTGAGGTAAATTATGTACCATAAGCTATACGCAAAAAGAATCTCAAACTTATTATGGGCAAGAGAAAATGCACATAGTAAAGAGTTTAAAGATTTATGGTCAAGAAAATTATCACAGCTACTGAAGATAATTTCTAATTAAAAGTTTCTCCCTCGAGAAAACCCTAGCCGTTTATAGTCTTTACGGCTAGGGATAGTAGCAATGTCTTAGTCTTTTACCCTCATTTTTTTTCACACGTATCGTTAAACGATGTCTTAGTTTTTTATTTTGTAAAATTTTTTTTTTTGAATTGTGGCAAAATTGTGGCAGAAATAAGGCAGAACAAAACAAGAACACTTGCACGTGTGTAAATGTTCCATTAATAAAAGTTATCCACATTAAATTTATTTTTAACAACCATTTGACACAATTACGCCATTATTATATAAATAATTAACAATGTTCATTAACTCTAACAAAAGGATAAAAACATGAACACACTTAAAACGAGTACCAAACAACCACAAGTTGATTTGGCAAAAACTACTTGGGCAGATGTTCAGGCAGTAGCCAAGGGCGAAAAAATCGCAAATGGCAAAATGCTATTTATTACAAGAAATTTATTTTCTATGTATAAAAATGGCAAGTTAGACGTATCAAAATATTTTGATAAAACGGCAAATGATAAAGCTGTTAAAAATATTTTCTTTGATACTGACAGCAAAAGAAAAACATTGATAGCAAAAGACTTTGGACAATTTGCGAACTTGGTTTTAATTCCAGCACTTGGACAAAACTTAGTTAATTTCCAAAAGGAATTTGCTTACGAATATAGAGTAATTACAGACGTTGCACCTGTAATAATGTTCGTAATTGCTAACGAGCAATATTTCAATGTAAATGATATGTTGAACGAGGAAACAAACCCAGTAGAAATTGAACTTCCATGGAAGATGTTCAAGTATGAGGGTTTAACTGATGATAATGAAAGAATTTTCAGACATAATTTTGTTAAAAAGTTTTTTCAAAAATCAGAACTTGGAAAGCAATATTATTGTACTTTTAGAGGTGAACGAGGAATTACTTCAATAGCAAGAGGATTTTTCACACCTAAAAAAGTAGAAAATGAAAATGTTCAAAATGCTACACACTCACCATTTATGAAAGCAATAGCAAAAATAAATGATGTTAAAGAGGGCATTTTAGGACAAACCCAAACACTTACAAAAGTTGCTCAAAGTGAAGTTGGAAAAAATGGGAACGCAGAAAAAAGATTATCAAATGAAATTGATGAACTTTATGAAATGGCACTTAAAGCTATTGAATTATTATCGGATAATTCGCACCCATACGCACAAGAAAAACTTCAACAATTATACTTTGATTTACTTGGAGAAATGCAAGGGGACAATTTTAGGAAGTTTGAGAAAACAAAATATCCTAAAGTTAAACTGGACTATATGCCAAGGATAAATCAAAAGCCCTTTGATGTTATCGCAGGGGACTTTAATAAATACATATCAAATATAAAATAAGTTAACACTAGGGGGTTTATTGGTACAAAAACCAGTACTCCCCCTAGGTGTATCAAGTGTTAATTAAAAAAAAATTATAAATTTTGCTAGTGGGTATTTAAAAAATACCCCCTAGAACCCCCTAAAAAAAGGACTAAAGACTCTAAGGGATTTTTTGGGTATATAAGGAAGCCCTAAAGGGCTACATAAATATATACAAAAAAATTTTGTTGCTACCCTATGCGTGTACCACGGGGGGTATACTATATACTATATATCCAGTCACCAGAAAATCTCCAAAGTCCTTGTTAACCAACTCTGGGCCATATTTCAGGGCCTAATATTCCGACAATATCCCTAGGAATACCCTAGGGGGTACTTCTAAAAATAAGAATAGGATAGGTGTAAAGGCCCCCCTGGGGTTCCTATGAACATTATACACCCCTATTTCAATTTTGTCTACTACAATAATGTCGCAGATGTAATTTTTTAAAAATAATCCTTGACAAAATTGCATATAAGCACTATAATGTATTTATATGTTTTATTTAAGGGACACACAGACATATACAATTAACACACAAACAGGGTCATCACAAATAAAACATATAAACTATTATGAAATTTGAAGCAAACATACCTAGCTACCTAAAAACTGGTTCAGGATCTTTTCCTGTAGGTGGTGAAGGTGCATCAAAACGAAAACAACCAAAGAATTTTTATGAACAAGCCCAGCAAGGGTTTGAAATGTCTACAACTACAGAAGATATACAAACACTTTACAGCCCACAAGGCATGACAAGTAAAATTGAACCTAATTTTTTCCAAACTATGCAGGCAAATTTAGATACAAAGCCAATAAGACCAATGATGCCTGAGGAATTACCTGAATTAGAAGAAGATATCCCTGAAAATTTGCAAAATCAACCTGCTAGACCAGGTGGTAATGCTAAAAATGTAGACACAAATGAATCAGACGAAGATACTTTTATCGGATAAAGTAAAAACTCTCCCATTTGAGGAGATAATGGAATTAATAAATGCAAGACATGGATTCTTCTATAACAAAAACTCAAAAGAGAAACTTAACAGATATGCAAGAAAAGTTTCTAGACGTATTGTTCGCAGAAGCGAAGGGAAATCCAAGAGAAGCAGCAAGATTGGCAGGATATTCCTCCCATTCTTATCCTAAAGTAATTAGGAATTTAAAAAAAGAGATTACAGAATTAGCGGAGACTCATTTATCAACGCACTCTGCACAAGCGGCTAATAGGTTAATCGCCTTACTAGATGAAGACGGCACTACTCCACAGGCAAGTATTCGTCTAGCAGCCGCTAACTCAATATTAGACAGAGTAGGTATTGTTAAAAAGGATCAATTAGATATTAACATGAAAGCTCTGCACGGTATATTTATATTACCAGCAAAAGATGGAACCGATAAAAATAAAAAAGAGAGCTAGAACAATACCATTTGGTTTTAAACAATCTAGTGATCCAAATTATTTAGAACCCATCAAAGAAGAATTAGATGCTCTGGGTCAAGCAAGAGAATATTCAAAGACTTGCTCACTAAGAGAGACAGCATCTTGGCTACATAGAAAAACAGGAAGATACATATCACATGTCGGACTTAAAAAAAGACTCGCAAGAAATAGCACCTCCGAAACCAAAGAAGATAATTCAAAAGAAAGCCAAGAAGTCAACACAACAGATTCTAGCTCGCAGTCGTAAGAAAGTTGCAAAGGCAGAACAATCTCTAAGATCTGCCAAACGGTCAGCAGAAAATATTAAAACAAAACTGTTAACCATAGATAAATCTTTACAAGGTAAAGAGACTAAACTACTTACGGAAGATCAAATCGAGAGTGCTCCTAAAAATATACAAGAGCACATAAATCAGCAAGAGGTGATCTTTAAACCTAACTCAGGTCCACAGACACAATTCCTTGCAGCTTCTGAAAGAGAAGTTTTTTATGGTGGAGCAAGAGGCGGTGGTAAGTCATATGCGATGCTAGTAGATCCGCTTCGATACTGTTCCAAAGCTCAACACCGAGCACTCCTAATTAGAAGGACAATGCCAGAGTTAAGAGACTTAATTCAAAAGTCTCAGCTATTATACTCGAAAGCATTTCCTGGAGCAAAATGGAGAGAGCAAGAAAAAGAGTGGCGATTCCCATCAGGGGCAAAGATAGAGTTTGGTTACGCAGAAAACATGACGGATGTTTTAAGATACCAAGGTCAATCATACACATGGATAGGAATAGACGAACTTCCACAATATCCTTCGCCAGATATATATAACTTTTTAAGATCATCACTTAGAAGTGTAGATCCTGAAATACCAGTATACTTAAGAGCAACGGGTAATCCAGGTAACATTGGTTCACAATGGGTAAGAGAAATGTTTGTAGAACCAGCAGAACCCAATAGTGCTTTTGATGTAGGGATAGATACACCTAACGGTAAAAAATATATTACTCGTAGGTTTATTCCTGCTAAGTTACAAGACAATCCCTATCTAATGCAAACTGATGATTATTATATCATGCTTGCATCATTACCTGAAGTACAACGAAAACAATTTTTAGATGGAGATTGGGATGCATATGAAGATTCAGCTTTTCCAGAATTTAGTAAAACAACTCACGTGGTCGAACCTTTTGAGATACCTCGTAGTTGGTATAAATTTCGTGCTGCTGATTGGGGTTACAGTTCTCCTGCTTGTGTCCTTTGGTTTGCTATTGATTATGATAACAATATCTGGATCTATAGAGAATTGTATACCAAAAAGGTTACAGCAGATTATTTCGCACGACAAGTCCTTACTTTAGAAAAAGGTGAGTATATACACTACGGTGTATTAGATGTTAGTACATGGGCTAAGAGAGGTGATGTTGGTCCTAGTATTGCAGAGACAATGATACAACAAGGTTGTAGATGGAGACCATCAGATAGATCTCCAAAGAGTAGAATTAATGGTAAGTTAGAAGTTCACAAGAGATTACGAGTAGGTGAAGATAAAGTACCAGGTATAAGAATTTTTAAAAATTGTAGAAACTTAATTAGAACTTTAGGAACATTACCTACCGATGATAAAAATCCTGAAGATGTTGATACAAATGCAGAAGATCATGCATACGATGCATTAAGATATGGATGTATGAGTAGACCTACACATCCTAAATATGCAGCAAGATTTAGATTGTCATCAGTTCAAGATAGCTATCATATGGTAGATAATAAATTTGGATACTAATGCCACTAAATAAAAAAGGTAAAAAAATTAAAAAGGCAATGGTAAAACAGTATGGCAAGAAAAAAGGCCAGTCTGTTTTCTATGCTATGGAAAATTCTGGAAAATTAAAAGGTGTCAAGAAAAAGAAAAATACCAGAAATAAATAAAAGAGATTTCCCCTATCCCTTAGTAAGGATTTATTGGGAAGACA